CGCGCAACGAGGCTGGGCAAATATATTACACTTACTGGCGCGACAAAGACGAGGCTCATCCGGAAGAAAAGGGCGGCGGCATCAAGCTACGCTACGATGAAGTGCTGCATATTCCGGGGCTGTCGTTCGATGGGCTAACTGGCTACAGTCCAATTGCCCTCGCAAAAAATGTGATCGGCATGGCCATCGCCACGGAGAATTACGGCGCGAGTTTCTTTCGCAATGGGGCCACGCCCGGCGGCATACTCGAACATCCCGGCAGTCTGAACAAAGATGCCCCAGAGCAGATCCGCGAGACATGGCAGACGCTGTACGGCGGGGAGGGCGCGCATCGGGTGGCTGTGCTGGAAGATGGGATGAAATATCACGCACTGGGTATCCCGCCCGACCAGGCCCAATTCCTTGAAACACGGCGCTTTCAGCTGAACGAAATCGCGCGCATCTTCCGTGTTCCCCCGCACATGATCGGCGATCTGGAGCGCAGCACATTCAGCAACATCGAGCAACAGGCCCTTGAATTCCTGAAATATTCTGTCGATCCATGGCTAAAGCGCTGGGAACAGCAAATGGAGAAATCACTGCTTACGCCTGCCGAGCGAAAAACGTATGAGATCCGATTTAATGTCGATGGCCTGCTGCGGGGCGATTATGAAACCCGGATGAAGGGGTTCGCGCTGGCCCGGCAGAACGGCTGGATGAGCGCAAATGAGATCCGTTCTTATGATCGCCAGTATCCTATCCCAGAGGAACTCGGTGGAGACAGATACATGGTCAATGGTAACATGGTTGAAATGGGGAGGCGGCGCGATGCGGGCGATCAGAATTGACGGCGAAATTGATGATATTGCTCTGGGTTCCCTGCGGGCTGAGCTGGCCACAGGCGTTGAGGATATCACTGTGTGGATCAATTCCCCCGGCGGGGATGTACACAGCGCGGCGCAGATGTACACGGCATTGCGGGAGTAGCCCGGTAAAGTCACCGTGCAGATTGACGGTCAGGCGGCCAGCGCAGCATCGGTAATCGCCATGGCGGGGGATAAAGTCCTGATGTCTCCTGTGTCGTATATCGTTATACATAATCCCGCGACCATCGCCATCGGTGACAGCGCTGAAATGCAGCGCACCGGGGCCATGTTGGATGAAATCAAAGAGGGCATCATCAATGCCTATGCTATAAAAACAAAGCTGTCGCGCAAGGAACTCAGCCGCCTGATGGATGCGGAGGAATGTTTCAACGCCAAGCGTGCCGTACAGTTCGGCTTCGCCGACGGGATATTATACACCGAAAATTCAACGAGGAGGCTGGTTATGAATCTGAGCGGTTTACACGAACAACGCAATGCCCTGTGGGAGAAAGCGCAAGTTTTCATGAATTCAAGAGCCGAGCTGTCCGCTGAGGACTGCGTTGCCTACGAAAAAATGAACGACGACATCGCCGCGCTGGGCAAACAGATTGATGTCATGGAGCGTCACCGCGAAATGGCGGATCAACTGGGCGCGCCCACGTCAAAGCCGCTGGTCAGCAAACCCGGCACAACCCTGCCTAATAAAGACACTTATGGTGAGGCCTTCTGGAATGTGCTGCGGGGCCGCGGCATCAGCAATGTGCTGGTGGAAGGCACCGATACTAGCGGCGGTTTTCTTGTGCCAGAGGAGTTCGCGAACCAGCTGGTGGAGGCGCTGACCGAGCAGAACGTGTTCCGGCAGATCGCCCAAATCGTCAATACCAGCCGCGAGAAGCTCAAAGTTCCGATTGCCACGGTGTCCGGCTCCGCCAGCTGGATGGAGGAAAACGAGGCTGTCCCGGAAAGCGATAGCGCCTTCGGTCAGGTGATTTTGCAGGCCTACAAGTTGGGCACGCTCATGCGGGCCTCCACGGAATTGATCGAAGACAGTGCGTTCAATATCCAGACCTTCATTGCGCGGGAATTCGCTCGGCGCATCGGTGTCAGGGAAGAAGAAGCCTTCTGTCTCGGCGACGGCGTCGGCAAGCCCACCGGGGTGTTTACATCAGGCGGTGCGCAGATTGGTGTTACGGCCAACAGCACAAACATTGATTTCGATTAATATGATTGACCTCTTCCACAGCCTGAAGCCGCCGTACCGCATGCACGCGGTGTTCCTGACTCACGATAGTACGTTGAAGCACTTGCGCAAACTGAAAGACAACAGCGGTCAATACCTCTGGCAGCCCGCTGTGAAGGAGGGCATGCCCGATACCATCCTTGGGAAGCCTGTGTATGTTTCGCCCTTCGCGCCGGAGATCGCTTCAGGCACTACGCCCATCGCCTTTGGCGACTTCTCATATTACTGGATTGCCGACCGGTGCGATGTACGCTTCAAAGTTCTCAATGAGCTGTTTGCGCAGAATGACCAAGTGGGCTTCTATGCCACGCACCGTGTGGATGGGAAGCTCATTTTGCCGGAAGCGATTAAGCTGTTGAAGGTATCATAATTATACCACAGCGCAATCGAAAAATCTACGGCTCCGACATGTTTTTTGTTGGAGCCTGTCTTTTATAATAGGACATCCCCCGACAAGCATATACATGGCCGGGATAAAGCACATGGACAATCAGCAGCAGCCAGATAACACACTCACCATGGAAATCAACGGCACAAAGTACACGATTCATGAGTTCTTCGATAGCAAAGATACAATCAACGATATTATCGCGCAGCGGGTGGAGAGCGATCTCAATCCGCCGGGCTCGCATAACTAAAACCCTTGATATACTTGCAATTTCGGGCCGGAAGAGATATAATGGGAGCTGCGAATAACCGTTATTGCCGCTGCCTGAGAAAGGAGTATTTATGCTAAAGCAGCGGGAAATAACGGTGGCGCTGTACCTGCGTCTGTCACGGGACGACGGGGGCGACGCCGAAAGCAACAGCATCGGCAATCAGCGCGAAATCCTGCGCAGATATGCCTGTGACAATCGGATGATCCTGTTCGATGAATATGTCGACGATGGGTTCAGCGGCACCAGTTTCGAGCGCCCGGATTTCAAGCGCATGGTCAAGGACATTGAAGCGGGCAAGGTCAACACTGTGCTCTGCAAAGATCTTTCGCGCCTCGGCAGAAACAATGCCATGGTGGCGTACTATACCGAGATGTACTTCCCGGATCGCGACATTCGGTTCATCGCCTTGAACGACGGCATCGATACCGGGCATGGCGACAATGAGATTATGCCGTTCAAATCAGTGATCAACGAATACTACGCGCGGGATATCTCAAAGAAGGTGCGGTCGGTTTTGCGCAGCCAGGCGCTCAAGGGGAACTTCACTGGCTCCCACGCGCCCTACGGCTACATTAAAAGCCCGGAGGATAAGCACAGCCTTATCATCGACGAAGAGGCGGCGGCGGTCGTGCGGCGCATGTTCCGCATGGCGTTCGAGGGCTACGGGGTTCACCAAATCGCGCGGGCGCTGACGGAGGACAAAGTCCTCATTCCAACCATGTACAAGTACGACCAGCTGGGCTATAAGTCCAATCGCTTTGATGAGGAGTACCCCTGCGATTGGCGCGCGACCACCATCAAGCGCATGCTGGAAAGCCGGGTGTATGTGGGCGACATCGTCAGCCACCAATGCGGCAACAAGTCCTTCAAGAACCAGAAGCTGGTGAGATACCCGGAGGATGAGTGGATCGTCGTCGAGGATATGCATGAGCCGATTGTCGACAGGGCCGTGTTCGACCGGGTGCAGCAGCTGATCCGAACCAAGCAGCAAAAGAATTCCCTAGGCATTGAGAACATTTTCCTAGGCGTTTTGAAGTGCGCGGACTGCGGCGCGAACATGTCGCACCAAGCCTATCAGTGCAAAGATGGTTCCATTGGAGGTCGCTTCGTTTGCAGCCGCTACCGGCACAGCAAGGGCGCGGAAGCCGGGGTCAAAAGCTGCACGGCGCACTACACGCCCTACGCCAATGTCAACGCGGCTGTGCATGCAAGGCTGCGCGCGCTGATTGCCGCAAATCTTTCCGAAGAGGAAGTCCTGCGGCAGGCGGCGGCGCAGAAAAAAGCCGCACGGCCAAACCCCAAAGTCCTGGAGCAGCTGCGGCGGCGCATCGGCGAACTCGACAGGATCATCAAAACCGTCATTGAGCAGAACGCCCTCGGCGACATCACGCCCGGCACGTTCCACAAGCTCTACAACGGCTATCTGGAAGAGCAGCGCGAAGTCGCGGGCAAGCTTGCGGCCCTGGAAGAAGAAAACGCGGACAAAGAGAAAACACAACAGGACGCGCAGGCCTTTCTTGAACAAATTCACAAGTACAGCGAAGTGAGCGAATTAACGCGGGCAATGCTGTTGAGTTTGGTCGAACGGATCGAAGTCCACGAACCCACCGGCGCGAAAAAAACAGGCGACAGGGCGCAGGAGCTAATATTCCACTATCGTTTTGTGGGGCGGCTGGAATCCGGACAAAGCCCGGTAAATAAGGCTTTCCCAGCCGCAGTCGGTTCCCAATAACAATATTACCGACCCCATCGACGTGGACAACGAGGGCAACCCCCTCACGCTCATGGACGTCATCAGCATGGACGACACGGTGCTCGACGAAATCGACCTGAAGATCCGTGTGGAGCAGCTGTACGACCTGCTCGGGCGCATGAAGGAGTCGCGCGAGAAGGAGATTCTCGTGCTGCGCTACGGGCTCTATGGCAACGACTACCACACGCAGCGCCAGGTGGCCAAGCGCCTGGGCATCAGCCGCAGCTATGTCTCACGCATCGAGAAGAAGGCCCTCCTGGCGCTGCAGAAGGCGCTGCGGGGCTGAGAGTAAATCTCGCGGCTATCGTCAGGATCGCGGCGAGTTT